ACCGCGACCCAGGGCGAATCGGGAAGCGAAAACGAAGTTGACCTTGAATCGAAAAGCGCGGGGCCATGGGGCAATGCGATTTCGATTCGGTTTAATATCGGTGTTGGCGAGGCTTTTCCGACCGGATTGACCTCGGCCACCGTGACCAACATGGCCGGCGGTGCCGGAACGCCGGATATACAAGATGCTTTGGACGGTCTTGGTACTGGTGACAACGCCAACGAAATGAATTGTACCGACTTTATCCACGGCTACGGCAACGTCACGGCGGTCCTAAATGCCATCCGCGATTATGTTGGTGCGGGCAACGCGCAGATTGGACTATACGATTCGCTGGTCGGTCGGCCTTTCCGTTCGCTAATCGGCGACGTGGCTCCTGGTTCTGGCGGCCTCTCGGCGCTCGTTTCCTTGGGGAACGGTCGGAAAACCGACCGGGCTTCGGGTATCGTGGCAGTTCCCGACTCGGCCAACCACCCGCAGGAAATCGCCGCTCAAACCGTTGGTCACATGGCTCGCATTAACAATGTTCGGGCTGAGGAAAATTACCTCGACGTGATCTTGATTGGCGTTGACCCCGGCGACACTGCTGATCGCTGGACTTCGGACTATGACAACCGTGATACGGCTGTCAAGGCTGGCGTCTCGCCGACCATGGTGAAAAACAGCGTGGTTGTCTTGCAAAACGTCGTGAGCTTTTACCACCCGGACAACGTCGCGCCGACTTCCAACGGCTACCGATCGATGCGGAATATCTCGATTCTGCAAAACATCCTCTACAATACCCGGCTCAATTTTGAGCAGGAAAAGTGGAAGGGTATTTCGATTGTCGCCGACGTTCTGCGCGTTTCGAACGTCCAAAGCCGCCTGAAAGCGCGGGATACCGGAGCCGTACTTGATGACCTTGTGGCCTTGGCTCAGTCGTTTTACGCCAATGCCTGGATTTTTACCGACGCCTTCACGATTGCCGAACTGAAACAGCCAGGGGCCGTGACGGTTCGCGTTGGCGGCGACGGGTTTATCTGGGTTATGAAGGTGATTTTGTCCGGTGAGGGCAATATCTTGGATGGCCTGGTGCAGTTTGACACCAGTATCGCGGTTTTGTTGTAGGAGTGAGTCATGGCTAAAGATATTTCCGGGACGTTACGGAAGGTAACTCTCAACGGTATCACGTTCGACGCCGCCGCCGATGTTGACGTAACCGAAATTGACGGTGCTTTTGATAGCGAGAGCATGGCGAGCTCAGGCCGCAATATGCGGAAGATGACCAAGCGGACCCAGAACCGTGAGGGTGTCGTGTTGATTGTTAACGGCGACGAATTCGAGCTTTTGCGCGGACTTTCGGAGCGGACGACCGATTTCCCAATGAGCTACGAAACCGCCGCTGGCGACGTATACCGCGCCCCCGGTTGGATTCAATTGGAAAACCGGACCACCGCCGAAAACAAGGCGACGATCCAGATGCACCCACGAAATGGCAATTGGGAACCGTTTATCGCAATTTAATCTCTAAGACTGGGCACGGAAAAATTAGACCCAGGAAAGGCATAGGCTATGCAGAATGAATATTTACTGACCGAGGAAGACGCCCGGAAGCAACTTGACGGGTTTCTGGCGCATTACGATTTTGACCCCGCCGAGATTGATGATTCGGCCCTCAAGGGAACCGTCGAATCGGCGATTAAGGGGCTTGTGAAGCAGATTCGCCGGGGACGTTTGGAGCTTAACCCAGACGGAACGGCCAAGCAGACCTTAGAAGACGGGTCGATTTTGACCTACGCCGAACTTGGCGCTCAAGCGAAAAAGGCCATGCGCGGCGACAATACCGACCTTTATGGCAAGATGTACTCCCTTGTAGGTTCTCTAACTGGGGTCGGTGAAACCGGCATTTTGAAGATCAAAGGCATCGATATGTCGATTGTCGAAAATATCGCTTTGGTTTTTTTGAGGGTATAAGACAAAAAGGTCAAGGTCTTATACGACGGATTGACCAGATGGTCGGGGCGCTTTTTTATCGAGGCGTTCCGCCTTCTGAAATTAACGCCATGGGCTATTCTGATTTGTCGTACTGGTTTGAGTGGCACGAAACAATAGAGGCCGAAGAATTAGCGGCAGTTGAGCGGGCAAAAGCGGCAAGGGGTTAAGCGGTGCCTGATTATCAAGTTTCCACAACTTTTACCGCTCACGACAAAATGTCCGGCTCCATCGACAAGATGGGGCGTTCGGTCCATAAATATGGTAAGGACGCCGAACAAGCCTTTGACAAAGCTGCACGAGCCGCCAAGCGATCAGAAAACGCCCAAAGAAATCTTGGGAAAATTGGGTCAGGTCTAAAAACCGGCACTGTTGCCGCCGGAGTAGGGATAGTTGCGGGTGGCGTTGGTATGGCGTCAATTATTAAAAATATGACCGAATTGGCAACCGGGATTGATGATGTCGCGGCCGCAACCGGTATTAGCGCCAAGGCCCTCCAAGAGTATCAATACGTTGCACAGCTTTCCGGTTCAGATGTCGAAGATATGACAGCGGCGTTGCAAAAATTAACCATCGGCTTAGGTAAGGGAACGGCTAACGAGGCGCTTGGCGCCCTTGGTTTAACTATTGAGCAGGTTTCCGCGACAAATCCAGATAAACGGCTTGAATTGATCGCGGACGCCATGAGGGGGATTGGTGATCCAACCTTAAAAGCAGCAGCAGCAACGGCGCTTTTTGGTAAGTCGAATATTCGGATGGTTAACGCTTTATCGACTGGTTCTGAAGGTATTCAAAAATTGCGAGACGAAGCCCAGAAGACCGGCTTTGTCATGTCCGATTCTCTGATCAAGGCGGCGGGTGATTTTGATGACCAAATGCACCGGATGAACGCAAATCTACAGGGTGTTACCAATCAACTTGGGATGAAACTTTATCCAACCCTAATAAAAATAGGTGCGGGAATTACCGATTTCATATCCAAAAATAAAGAGGCCATCGCGTCGGGGGTTGACAAATTTTTTGATAGATTAATATCAATTGGTGAAAAACTGGCTCCCGTTTTCAAATTTGTTGGCAAAGTATTAGAAGGGGTCGGAGAAATTTTTGATTTTCTCGGACCAGTTTTTGAAACCATCGGGGAGATTTTTGCAGAATTAGCTCCAGTAATTGATCCGATTATTGATCTTGTTAAGAAATTGGCAGCTGCCGTTGGTAAACTTTTGGTCAATGCTTTCAATTTTCTAAAGCCAATAATTAATACTTTTATCAATATTTTTAACTCAATAGGTCCTTTAATCTCAAAGATTATTGATAAGGTTGGAACCTTCATTGGCGCAATTTTGAAAGCTCTCGGGCCTGCTCTGGAAAAAATTATGCCAATTTTGGAAAAGGTTTTCGTTGAAATATTCAAAGCTGCCGAGCCTATTATTTCGACAATTCTTGATGTTTTTACCGAATTAGCTCCCGCCATCGGTGTGGTTGCCGACGTTATTGCCTCGGTTCTTGGACCTGCTCTTGATATTATTTTACCTATAATCAAATCAGTGCTTGGGTTTATTTCCGATTTGATAAAAGGCGTTAAAGATGTTTTGGAGTTTCTTGGCATTCTAAAAAAAGAACAGATCAAGGTTGGTTCGGCTGCTGATTATATTAATTACGATCCTGCCGAATCATCGGGCGGTTTTGCTGCGCCAAACACACGAAGCGCTGATGCTCGCCAAGGAAACATTAATTTCCAAGGTCAATTGAATATTTCGGGCGTTCCGGCTGGTTCGACGGTTAAATCAACTACCATCGGTGCCCCCCCGGTCAAGACCAATCTTATGGGGGCGCCAGCACGATGAGTAGTTGGGCCACGAGAACCAGAACCGAAATCACCTTTATCTCACCTTCTGGGCAACGGTTCCGGGCGTTGTGGCGGGCCAACTCGATTACTACGGAAAAAAAACTGGGAATTTTCGAGTTTCCCCGGTTCAATGGAACCGTTGTTCAGGACCTCGGAGTCAAGGGGCGTCAATTCCCTTTAACGATTTATTTCGAAGGCGAAAACGCCGACTTAGATGCCCAAAAGTTTGAGGGGGCCATGGCCGAAGATGGTGTCTGGTCGGTAAACCATCCGACTCGGGGCCCGTTAGTTTTGCAGCCGGTCAATTGTTCGCCGATGGAAGACCCGACCGACTCGGGGAATGTCTGGGTTGTCGATACAAATTGGATCGAATCGACTGATCAGTCATCACCTGGTTCGGCCCCCGAGGCGGCGGCGCTGGCGAACTCCCAGATTCACCGCGTCAACGCGGTCGCGGGCCAACAATTCGCCCGCGTGGTTTCGACCCGTTTGCCATCTGAACTAACCGCACTCCGGGCGGCAGTGTCCTCGGTGGTGACGCAAGTTTCCCGGTTTATCGGTGAGATTTCCAAGGCAGTCGCCGAAATTGAAGCTGCCGTTACGTCTATTAAACAAGGTATCGATGAGGTTTTAAATGCTGCATTTGTCGAGCCACTCATGTTGGCCGGTCAAATCCAGCAATTAATTCAATTGCCGTCCCAAATCGCCATGTCGGTCGGATCGAAAATCGATACCTATGGAAAAATAGCGGCGGCTATTTTTAACGTAGTCCCAGCCGCACCGACAGCCGCCGGGCGCAACGTTGCGGCGGTGGCTGATTTGACCTATACCGCGATTTTCGGGGCGCTCACGGGCGTCGGTATTTCCGGCGAGTATATCAGCCGCGCCGCCGCTGTCCAGACCGCCGAATATTTGTCGAATCAGTTTATTGACGTTACCAATCATCTCGATGAAATCCAAGAAATGTACTCGGAAAACTTGATTACGACCCAGTATTTTTCGCAATCGGAATCGTTTTCGGTTTCGTCCCGCATGATGTATTTGACGATTGCGTACTTGCTCAGTTTGTCGTTTAACCTTCCGGTTGAAAAACGCATTACGCTCACGCGCCCGCGAGCGCCGATTGAAATTACGATTACGGAATACGGTGGATTAGGGCCGCAGGATAGTTTGTTTGATTTTTTTATTACCACGAACCACTTAAAGGGCAACGAAATCTTGATCTTGCCGGTTGGCCGTCAGGTAGTGGTCTATGTCTGATATTGTCGGCTACCCCACGCCTGGGAAACGATACCGCGTTCAAAACGGAGATTACCTCCGAAAAATCGCCGCGATTGCTTATGGCGATGAATCACGGTGGCCAGAGATATTCGCCGCTAACCAGTCAACTTTACGCTCTCCGAATCCAGACTCGATTTTTCCCGGCGAAATTCTCATAATTCCAGGCAATATAGTCACGGCGGTCCAGCAAAACGAGGCGCAGGCGGTCCAGATTTCGCAGGGTGGCGCAGGGAAAAACGACTTCTCCCTTATGATCGACGGTAAAAAAATCAACGTGACGTCGGCTCGCGTGGTTCGAGCGATGGACACGGCCTGCGACGGATGGACGGCGACCGTCCCTTGGATTCCTGGCAAGGATCGAGACATGGACCGGGTTTTAGCTCCATTTTCCTACCTTCCGGCACAAGTATTTTTAGGTTCAAAACTACAGGTTAATGGCGCAATTTATGGGGTTGAATCATCGTTATCTATCGATGGTTCGGTCAAAAACTTGGAAGGTTGGTCCAAAACAGTTGATATTGTAGACTCAATGCTCAAGCCGCCATTGGAGGCTAACAATATGACGCTTGAACAACGGGCGCGGGCATTGATTGGGCCGCTTGGTTTGACGGTCCAGTTTGAGGCTACGAATCCCGAGGCAAAAGCCGCGTTTTACCGAATGACGGCGGGCGATACCGACACAATTTTCTCACACCTTTCGGGCTATGCCGATCAGCGGGGAGTCTTAATTTCTAACACGCCAGCCGGTGACGTGCTTTTTTGGAACGCAAAAACTACTGGAAGTCCCGTGGGAACTATCGAGGAAGGCAAGCCACTGGCCACCGAATGGCGCGTACGATTTGACGGTCGAGCGCGGTTTTCATCATACCGATCGATTGGTGATGGTCCTTTTTCTAACAAACTAATAGCCGTGGCGAATGACGCGGCTGTTCCTAAGTCACGGTTTATGACGTTTACGTGCGATGATACCACGCCGGGGAACGTTCAAGCGGCGGCTAATTGGCGGCGGTCAAGTCAATTGGCGGAAGCCTTGACTATTCCATTCCCGGTCGCCGGGTGGTACGATCCAAACGGCAATTTGTGGGAACCGAATACCTTAGTCACGGTGATTTCACCAACGATTCATGCGCCAAAAGGGTTCACCTTCCTGATTCGTTCGGTCGAGTTTACCTATGACCCAGCGGGAAATTCGGCGGTCTTGAATCTGATTCCGCCCCAGGTTTATAGTCAGCAAGAAATTATTGAACCGTGGAGGGCCGCATGAGCTCGCTGACGTTTCGACGCACCGTCCAACCCTACAGGACGTTTAATTTTTTCAAACGTCAGCGAGTTCCATTTTGTTGTGGTGTAAGGAGTTGTGAAGATGCGTGAAAAAACTGGCCATCCGGTAAACCGGGAAAAAGTTAATTCCTTATCCTGTAAAGAATTAAAAATAACGGTTATCACCGATTATTGTATACGGGCGGGTGGAATATGACGGTATCGGGTAATGTGACCGGCCAAGAAATTAAGCCCAATATGGGGGCTGAAAACCCGCGCCGACTCCTGCAAGTCCAAGTGACTGACGACCAGGATGTCCAGACGGTCGAATTATTCGGACCTTCCGGCGAAGATACCGCGCCGGTTAACGGTTCGCGGGTGATAATTTTACAGATCGGGAATGCTTGGAAAATCGCGATCGGGGTTGACGATGGGGTGACGCCGACTGCTGACTCTGGCGAGAAGATTCTTTACGCGATAAATAACGGTGCGATTGCAGCCAAAATCCATTTAAAGGCCGATGGGAAAGTCGATTTGAATGGTGGTACGAAATCGGCAGTTTCGTATGCAGCGCTAAATACCGCCCTGCAGGGTCTGGTGACGGCGATCAATGCGGCATTGGCCACTAAGCAAGACGCGCCCGGCTCTCCTGGTTCACTGACGCTTGACCTTTCAGCCGCCGAATCGGCTACTGTGAGGTTGCCATGAACCGTATACCTATTGATCGATTCCAAGGCGATCCGGCGATTTTCGTCGATGAAAACGGCGCTGATCTGATTTTTCAATCTGGTCAACCAGTCATGGACCAGGGATTCCAGAATCAGGCGCTTTTATCTCTATTGGTTTCGCCCGGCTGGTGCGGCAACGTGCTTTTCCGAACCGCTGACCGACAGTATGGAAGCGAGTTTGAAAGTGCGGCGCGGGGGACAATCACTCTAACCCGGCTTAATGACATCCGGCAGATCGGCGAAAACTCGCTTCGATCCCCGGCTTTCGGAACCGTTTCGGCGGTGGTGCAAAACTCTGGCCCTGGTCAACTCGATTTCGTGGCCACGATTCAACCACCCGGCCAAGATATTCGGGAGTTACGATTGACGAAAAATGCGGTAAACTGGAAGCTGCAAGCGCAATATCCGGCAAGGGGGCAAGTAGTAAATGGCGTATGACATTCTAACCACGCAAGAGCAGACCGACCAGAATATTGCCGCGTTTGAAAATCGCTTAAATCAGACTGTCCCAGCCAACGAACGGTCTTTTATAAACGTCATTTCGGCGATCATGGCCTTGCAGCAGACCAGTTTAGCCAAGTATGGGGCCGAACGCGCCCTGCAAGTTTTCGCGCTCACAGCGACCGGCGCGGACCTCGATTTGATTGGCCAGAATTACGGCGTGATTCGGACCCCGGCAGTCTCGGCGGTTTTAGGCATTGATCTACCCGGTACGAACGGGACGGTGATCCCGGCGACCACGAACTTTATCGGCCAGATCAACGGCCTTTTATACTACCCGCAAACGGGAGCGACTATCTCTGGTGGCGTGGCGGCGCTGGTGGTTACCTCACAGCTTCCCGGCGCGGCTGGCAATCTGGAAGTTGCCGATTTGCTTAGCATCCAAACACAGGTAGCGGGAGCCGAAACGGTAGCGGAAATCGTTTCGGTTGAAACCATCGGCGCGGCCGAGGAAACGGACGCGGAATATCGCATCCGGATTCTTGATAAAATCCGCGCCGTCGGGGGCGGCGGTAATTCGTCAGACTACCGAAACTGGGCGCAAGAAACCCCAGGCGTTGCGCGCGCGTACCCGTACGCAGGGCGGCCGATTGATGACCCGACGCCCAGTAGTCCACCAGATCGGACCGTTTATATCGAGGCGTCGCCCGATGTTGACCCGGATGGTATTGCTCCTGCGGGCCTACTTGACGATGTGCGC